GTGCCGGTGCTGGTTCCGATGGGGCCAGGACAGGCTGCGGTGCAGGTGCTGGCGCAGGTGCAGGGGCCGGCGCAGGTTGTGCCCGGTTAGATGACGATTTGCCCATTGTTTTTCCTTAATCCTCGACTAACAAGCCCTTGTGGAATTTAGGTGTACCCGGCTTACGGCGCGGCCCAACTTGCGTTCCCGGCTTGCGCGGCCCGATCTGTGTCGTTGGTGCCGGTTGTATAACCTGTGCGGGTGCCGGCTTCATAATCGCGCCAGAGATCGGCTCGACCGCCGGCTTCTCGAACCCAGCCGCTTCCGTGGCTTGCGCAGTGATGGGGTCTACCGGCAGCAGTTTTTCTTTAGCCGACGATGATTTGCCCATACCTAGCCTCTATTCCGCCATATTGTCGCCGCATTCCAGCCACCTGCACTCCTCGCGCAGCATGCCGTAGATGCAGCCATCCTCGTTATCCGCGTAAAATTTCCGAACAGTACCCTCGTAGACCCAGCCCAGGCCTTCGACGACCCGGCGGCTGCGGCTGTTACTTGCCGCGATGACGCACGAGATCCGCTCGACGCCGAGCTGCACGAACGGGTAATCAAACAGCAGTGCTATCCGCGATCGGGTTAACACCTTGGGGTCATCACAGGCCGCGTGGTACTGCACGTCTCTGCCGCGAAATTCGTTAAACGCCCCGCCGTACAGTATCTTGCCATCAGAACGCCGGCGAAAGCCGATGCAGCGGCAGGGTTCCAGGCTCTCGGCATACGGTATGCGCTCGGTAATCCAGTTGGCGAGAACGTAGTCCAACGGCCCCATGTTCGGATCTTGCGTTGCATCCAGCATGACCTCGATGTCGGCTGTCTCGCCGTACGCCGGGGTCACGCCACGGCACCGCCTAGTATCTGATAGTCCATTTCTGCATAGGCTTGCGGCACGCCGCCGGCGAAGCGGTGATCATCCTCCAGGGCAACCGCCATGGTGCGGATCGCGTCGGCCCCGTGGCTCGACCAGTCATGCACAGGCGACATCCTGAACGACCTGGTGCGCTCGTTGTACGCACGATGATATTGCCGTAGTGCCTGCAGACCGTCGGCGCACAAGTCACGATCGAACCAACAGCGGGGCAGCATCATCGCCGTAGCGTGGATACCATCTTCGAGCGGTAACTTTCGAGCCACGCGGAAGTTGATGCCGAGATCTGCAGCAGTTTCAATGCGGGAACGACCAGTACCCAATTCACGCACCTGGATATCGTGCGGAGCGTAATGTCGACCGTATAGATAGCCACGATCATCAAGGACGCGTACATAGTGCGGAAGGCCTTCGTTACGGTTTTCGTAGTAGTCAATGACATGTATTGCTCTCCCGATAATCTGGAACCACCACACAGCCGTGGCGTCCGCAACACCGAGATCCCAGGCGGTATTGACCCGCGAGCCAGGATCATACGGGACTGAACAGATCTGGCCCTTGTCCTCGATCCTGGCGAGTTCCTTGCCATAGATTGCGCCCTCGACATTACTAGCCCAATCACATTCGAACTCCTGGGCATAGGCGGATTCCGACATCATCGTCCTGGCGGCTTCCAGCTCCTCGTCGGGCAGGATGCCGGTCTGCGACGCCTTCGCCAGATGGGTAAACCAGGCCGGATCTGCCTGCGCCTCGTGGTAGAGGTCATAGAACGCGTTGTGCCCTCTAGGGGTGCCGGTAATGATGAGGTAACCCTGGCGATCGGCCAAGGCGGGACGCACGACAGTTGGCAGTACGGGTTCGGGCATATCGGCCATCTCGTCCATGACCAGGCCGTCGAAGAACCTACCGCGCAGGGTCTGATAATTATCTGCCCCTAACAGCTCTATCCTGGCCCCATTCGGCAGATCGCAACGTAATTCTGTCTCGTGATACCGGACGCCAGGGATAGGGGCCGTATACTGTTTCAGATAATCCCAGACAATCGATTTTGCCTGCTTGTAGGTTCCTGTCAGAAAACCATAACGGGCCATCTGTTTTGTTGTACTGGCGGCATCGCGAATCAGATGGTTGATCGCCATCACCGACTTGCCGGCCCGACGATGCATCACGATGCAGTTAAACCGCGACTTGGAGATCTCGGCGTGCAGGTAGCCCTGCAGCTTACGAGGCTCATAGGGGATCTGTATAAGCGTCATTTTGCCTTACTTGTGAGAACCAATGAGCGAATAAAGGCTCCGCTCGTATACTTGGTCGATTTTAACGCGCGAAGACCGAGAACCGCTCGTTGGATTGGCCTCTTATAGGAGCGGTTGCTCAGGGTCCGCTCGTATCGTCGTCAGGCTCCGCCTCTATCATAACACGATGGCAAGCGCCACATTCGCCCCGGCCGTCAGACAACCAGACGATACGCGTCACCTCACCGCAGAAGTCGCAGGCGATAAGCCGAGAACCGCTAGCGTTAGGCGGTTGGGTAGACGACGCCATTTAGAATCGCCTGCTCGGCTGCGCGCAGTACCTGGGACGCTTCGAGCTTGTTGACGACCTTGGCATCATCGATGATCACCGTGATGCCCGTGGACGTAGAGCCGCCGTCAGCCGCTGTGTAGGCTTCGGGCAGGGTGTTTACGTCGCCGGTTATGGTGAAAGTTCCCATGTGGGTGTCTCCTCTGTGTGTGACGGTACGGAGCCGTCGAAAGGGTATATATCGTCTACTAGACCCGCCGGAAAATTCGGGGGGGTGGGGGGCCGAAAACTGCAAAAAAAACATTTTTCTCAGCCAGCGACGACGATGCCGCCGGCCCCGGGAAACTGCGACCTTGCCTAGAGCGTCAGATCGGCGAGCCAGAGGTCGAGCGCAGAAAACAAAGACATTCGGGTGCTACATCTAGCATGGTGGACCTGTCGTGGACCTGGCCTGCCGATCGACCCTGGATCTCACCTCGATCGTGACGCAGTTTAAATGCGCGGCTCGCGCGCGGCAAGGAGGCAGGCAGCATCCACCCCACAGGTTCAGCTGGCAGCATGGGCAGGCAATGGGTCGGAGGTGGAACCAAGCCTAGCTCAGCCAGGGTTAGCTACGCGGAAAGCAAAGAAGCGCGTCCAGGCTCACATGCTCGACCAGCCTAGCTGTCTCGTGGCACGTTTCAGGCCATCAAGTCAACAATGACAACGTGGTGTGGATTATCAAGCCTATCCTCCAGCGTCCTCAGCTGCTCCGTTGTTAACAACGCCAAGGCAGCTACAGCGGTGTCCCATCTCGTCTGGTGCCAAAGCTGATTGGGAAAGAATGCCTCGATAAGCTCGCTCTCTGCCTCTCGTGAAGTGCTCTCAGCTCCCAGAACCATCAGCTGCAGCTCACGCATTATATCTTGCGACGTGATCCCTCGGTCCATCAGCTGCCGAGCCTTGCCGATGGTCTCATCCAACACGTCGAGTTCGTCTGTCACTGCCGCATCATCCTGCTCAGCAGCTCTGTTAGCGCCGCTTCGTATCTGCTCCGCACCTGGCGCCGATCAATATTTAATAGCCTGCCGATCTTGGTCCATGCCGGTCCTCTAGCCCTTCGAGCAGCTGAGAAGGCGACGGCCCAGACAATTCTACGCTGTTCTGGCTGCAGCAAGCCGGCCAGCTCGATCGCTCTATTATAACGTGTCACCTGTTGCCTGGTGGCTTGCAGTCTGACCTGCGTCGTATCGTCGGCATAGGACAGCCACTCAGCCTTGTAGTCGGGCCAGTAAGTAGTCGTCACTTTAGCTAAGGCACGAGGCAGGCGGTGCTCGGTCTCTGCAGCTTCAACAAACAGCCTGTGCAACGGCCCTAGTACATGGTCATCGTCGATCGTCGTCATCGTCTAGCCAGGACTGCAGCTCTTGCTGGTGCTCGGTGTGCTTTTGGATGCTCCATTGGCGCTGGAGTTCATCGACGTGGAGCTGGTTAGCAACGCGTTTTATAATTTTCTTGACAGCCTGCGAATCAGCAGTACCCTCGCGCCACTGCTTCGCGGTTAGTAGCTTCTCGGTTAGAAGCATCTAAGTAGTCCCTTCTAGAAGAATAAATAAAATTAAATGTTATTGGCTGAGTAGCTACTCGCTAGAAGCTCCTAGACCTAGAAGCTACTAGGCAAATAACATTTTAATTTTTTAACTCTTTTATACGCCGCACATTCCCTCGCATTCGTTGTCAAGCAAGGAGATGGCAGTTTTTTTCCCATCTTCGAGGCCCGTATGCTTCGGTCCAGCATCCTAGCCTCGCTTATTGTTCTCTTCCATCCACGTCGTTACGGCACCGGGCAGCTCGGTATGGCCGCGCAGCATGTGTCGCACCTTGCTGGACTTCATGCCCCACAGCCGACCGGCAGCGTCATGTGAAACACCGTGCTTGAGGAGCAGCTCCTGCAGCAGCTTGCGGTCTTCGTAGGCCTTGAGGATGTCCTGCTTGTCAATATTTCTCATCGCCTGCTAGAACCCACCGTGTGCGCGTTTCCTCGGAGCGGTAGACGACCATCGTATTATGGTGGAACGGCGCCGGTGGCGGTAATTTATGGTGTGGGCGCCTTTGGCCTTCGGGTCACCCTCGCCGCGATGACACACCGCATGATGGTAGGCGCAGTATGAGCTGCCCGTCGCTTGCGGCTGCTGGCAATAGTGCCACCCGGGGCGGCGAACATCGCCGGTGACAAACCGACAGCCCTTGGCTTCCTGGCACGTCGCCGGATCTATCCCGTCCTTGACCGCACGCTGGTAGACCTCACCCATCAGCTGGGTTGCTCGTGGCACCGCGATGCGCAGCTCCCTGGCAACCGAGCGAACCGTGCCGCCATTGGCAATCACGCCGGCAGTGACGCGGATCTCATCCTCGGTCAGTTTCTTGGGCTTCTTCCTTGCGCCATTTGGCGTGCCCCGACGCGGCGCTTCCCTCGGGCAATGGCGATGGATAATGCCGGCAACCTGGTTGCGTGTACCATCAATAACCTCGGCAATCTGTGAGTAGGACATCTCCGTATTGAGGTACATCTCGATCACCTGGTCATTCACCATTGCTTACATTCTCCTGCGATTATTACCGCCAGGTCCGCCTGCAGCTGCGCCGCTTGTGACAACGTGAGTGGCTCGTAAACGACGTAGACATCGCCGTTCTCGTCGGCTTGTTGGTACAGCTCACTATCAATGCGCAGCACCAGCTCAGCTGGCCCACCTCTAACCGTCTGGCGGACAATCACGGACATGGTCAATGCATCTCCTGCAGCATCGCCCTGGACTGTTCTTCGACGATCCGCGCATGGGGCGTTGCTGGACGTAATGTCACCAAGCCGGTCAAATAGGTCCTACAGTCGTCGATCGACTTCACGGTATAGACATGTACCCTGAACCGTGACAAATCGCTGTGGAGGCTTCTCTGGGCCTCTGAGACCTTACCTGTGCTCGATTTCACCTCCAGAAAGATCGGCCCAACGTCATCTGGGTGGATAAATCCCTCTGGCGGCACCAGCAGCTCCAGATCCGGCCAGCCCGGGCGCATGCCCATCGCCTTGAGCTTCTCGACGTACCAGGGCTTGCGGTCCCCGCCATTCGGGGAGTGATGCACCACGCTGTCAGGGATTACCTCCTGCAGCCATCTGACGATAGCTATCTGTAGCCGGGCTTCAGTCTGTCGATTTGCCATTGCCATTCTCCCAGGGCTTCGGGTTCTGCCGGCGGCGGATGATCCAATCCTCCAGCACGACCGTCTGCCCGGTGGCGACCTCGATGCGCTGGCACATATCCAGCGACGGGTGGCGCTTGCCAGACAGGAGCAGCGAGACGTACGACGGGTTGACCCTCAGCTGCCGTGACATCTCGGCGTTGGACTTGCCGGTGGCACGCATGTAGTCGGTAAAATCCATCGAGTCATGGCCTTTTTGTCATTATTATGGCCGGATTGTGCATCTCATGTAACCATCTCTGCAATAGCGCAGTTGCTATCAGGATGGCGCAAGGTGTAGAAAGATGTCGTTCTCGGTGTTCATTTCCCAACCGGCGAGCAGTTTTGTCATCATTGTGGTCGGACTTGACAGGGATGGATCGTCGTGTTGAATAGAATCCGACAGATGCGTATGCGTGCGGGGTTCTCTTGCGCCGAACTTGCCAGACGCCTGGACATGATCCCGGCGACCCTGGGTAGGATCGAACGCGGCGAGCGCGGCCTGCGCACCGAGCTGGCGGTCAAAATCGCCGATGTATGCAGTTGTCGGTTAGAGGAAGTTGTTGGCGTACTCGAAACCACCGAGTTAGTGCCTGACGACACGGCCAATCGGTTGCCGATCGTTGGCAGAACTTTGTTCGGAACCGGCGTCGCTATGACACAAACTGGAGCCACAATACCACGGCCAAGCGTCGTCGCAGGCGTTGAAGATGCCTACGGCTTCGACATGCCCGATGCCACAATGTCGCCACGTTACGAACCCGGGGAGGTCTTAATTGTAGATCCCAGCCGCAGGGCCAAGCCTGGTGATTACGTTATTGCCGGCACGTTGGTCGACGGCCAGGAGCTGGGCACCGCGTATCGCCTGGAGAAACTGGACGACTTCGGCGTGGCGCTCGAAACCCTTAACCCTCAAGAGACAACAAGGAAGCCGCTCAAAGAAATTACACGCCTGCACGTTATTGTCGGTTCACTGATCGGTAGATGACTGACAAACCAAAAGACCACAATGTGCTGGATATTAGCACCGGCCTGGAGCATCAGACCACCGACAGCGACGTGCCGCATACCGGCTGGTCGAAGACGGCTGAGGAGATCGACACGTACCTCGGAGAAAACACGCCAGACGAGATAAGGGCTGCGCTGCAAAAGATGGGCCGAGCTGCCGACTTTTCTGCAACCGAATTTCACGAGCACCAAAAATATTCCCATGAATTGATGCTCAGAGTCATCCCCTTCATGGATCTCGATCGGGGCAAAGACGACGACTAGCATGCTCGCGGGAGTTATACGCGCCGCTCACAGCATTTCCTTTAGTTACCCACAAGAAATAGTTACAACGCCACGTTGTCATCATTGACACCAATATGGTGCCGGTTTTAGGTTTCTGGTGTTCACGGGTGTTGGAAGCCAGGAGCTGCGATGCTGGTACATCACTCCGACCTCCAAGTTGGAAGCAGCTCCTGGCACTTACTGTTTTTCACAGAGGTGGGTCTTGGGCGTACCGGACTATTACAAACGGTTGCACATGCGGCACTGGTCGCAAACCAAAGCGCGCTGTTCACTGGCATACCTCTGCGCCGAGTACATGTACCGCCAACCCCGTTATTATGAAGCGAAACGCGCGGTCGCCGAGGGTGACGTATCGGCCCTCCAAACCCTAGAGCATTACGATAAACCCGATACTTTCCCCTTGGTTGTCGGCTCTGCTATCCATACTGCAGCCTTCGCAGTGGCCAAC